CTTAAAGGCAGTAAATACAAAATAAGACAGGGAGACCTGTGGAAAAGAGGCGCGGCTGGGTGAAAAGCCGCGCCTCTTTTTTTAATATGAATTGTTGTATGACATCAGATAGATCAGGCTGTATCTGGTGCATGAGGGATTTAAGGAGAGAAAAGACTATTAAAAGGTCTATTATATATAGAAGAATCCCTGCCGCCGCATGCCCGAATGACCTTGTTTTTTATGAAATCAAATGTAATGGAAAAAAATCAAAAAAAATAGATAAGTTTTAGAATGAAAATCGACAAGAGGTTATAAAGCCTCTGCCGATTTTCTTTTTTTATAGGAAACAGCAGAAAAGAAGAGCGTGCAGAGCGTAAAAACTCTGACACGCTTATTTTTTTACCATAAAAGCAAATGAGGACGGAAAGGAGCATAGAGCATGGGAAAACGAAAGTATAAGCGTCTGCATTATGAGGACAGGCAGACCATAGAGGCTATGAGTAAGCAGGGCAGCAGCGTAAGCGATATTGCAGAGGCGCTGGGAACACACAGGGACACTATTTATAGGGAGTTCAAACGCTGCAACGCCACACTGAAAACATACACAGCAGCAGCGGGGCAGCAGGCACTATAAGGAAAGGAGCGGTAAAGAATGAATAAGCAGAGGCGCAACAGAATTGCAGAGGCATTAGAGCTGATAAGCCAAGCAAGGGACATTTTAGAAGAGGTAAAAGACGAAGAGCAGGAAAGCTACGAAAATCTGCCGGAGAGTTTGCAATATGGAGAACGTGGCGAGCAGATGCAGGAAAACGTAGATAGTTTAGAGGAATTTATAGGCTATCTGGAAGAAACCGACAGTTTAGAGGAAGTGTAGGCGGCAGCAGCCGCCACGAGTGCCGTTAGTTCAGTTGGTTAGAGCAGCCGCCTCATAAGCGGCAAGTCGTGGGTTCAAGTCCCACACGGCACATTGCGTAGCAGGCATGGCGAGCCTGCAGCAGAGGGCAGCAGGCTAATAGCTGCAATCTGTATACCGTGGAAAAATAGCGGCGGTCATACCAGCCAGAAAGTATGTGGACAGTCAACAGGTTTTCAGTTGCTTTTTAATGCGAAAAGCAGCCCGCACGGTAAAACCAAACGCCAGAACAGGAGAGCGGCACACATGGAAAGACAGAGAGCGCCGCCGAAAGGAAGAGAGGCAGAGAATGGCAGCAGAGGCATTGATAGTAGAGGACGCATACCAGAGAGGCTATGCAGATGCCATAGCAGATATGCGTAAGAAAAAAGAGCAGAGGCGGCAGCGGGAGCAGGCAAAGAAAGCCCGCCGCTGGTATTTCATTAAGCAGAAAGCCTACGGGCTTGCAATGCTGGCAGTTACCGTGCTGGCAGTATGGGCGACAGAGGGCGACATAACAATAGCGGTTATTACCGTACCGCTGGGGCTTATGTGCCTTTTCAGTAAAAAAATGCTGATAGTAGACAACTACTATTTTGCTACAGAAGAGAGGGCAATACATGGACGAAAAAACAATACAGCGTATTAAAAAGCTGCAAGCACTGGCAGAGCGGGGCGTAGGCGGCGAGAAAACGACAGCGCAAAAGAAACTTGCAAAGCTGCTTAAGGATAACGGTATAAATTCCTTAGACGAACTACAAAAGGAAGAGTATGAATATACGATATTTTCCTACAACGGAAAGCACGAAATAAAACTGCTGCGGCAGTGTATGTATAAGGTCATGGGTGCTAAATCTGACAGAACAGCATACAAGCCATACGGACGGCGGCAGAAAATCGGCATATATTGCACGAAAGCGCAGAAAATCGAAATAGAGTTAGAGTTTGAATTTTACAGAAACGTATTTTATGAGGAATTAAGTACATTTATGGACGATTTCATACAGGCACAGAAGATTTTCCCAGAAGATGCACCAGTAGGAGACTACAACGAATTTAACGAAAGAGATATGAAAATAGCGTTTATGGCTACGAGGATAGAACGGCGTAGCAGGGCTGCAATGATAGAGGAAAGCGAGGCGGGAAGAGAGGGCAAAGCATGAGGGTAGGACTAATAGACGTAGACGGGCATAACTTCCCTAATTTGCCGCTCATGAAAATATCAGCATACCACAAAAGCAGAGGGGATAGCGTAGAGTGGTACGAGCCACTTTTTAGCGGTCACATGGATAAAGTGTATATGAGCAAAGTTTTTACATTTACGCCAGATTACCCGTACTGCATAAATGCTAATGAAGTCATAAAAGGCGGCACGGGGTACAGCTACCCAGACGGTGGGGAAGAGCTACCAGAAGAAATAGAGCATATATACCCAGACTATCAGCTATACAAAGATACTTTTCCAGATACAGCATACGGCTTTTTAACTAGAGGCTGTCCGAGAGGTTGCGACTTTTGCATAGTGGGAAAGAAAGAGGGCAGATGCGCAAGGAAAGTGGCTGATTTATCGGAGTTTTGGAACGGGCAGAAAAATATAGTGCTTTTAGATGCCAATATGTTTGCCTGCAAAGAGTGGAAAGACTTAAGTGTACAGCTGATAGAAAGCGGCGCATGGGTAGACTTTTCGCAAGGGTGCGATATAAGGCTTATGACTGATGAAAAAGCAGAATACATAAAGCGCATGAAGATTAAGCAAGTGCATTTTGCATGGGACAGATACGAGGATAAAGAAAAGATAGTACCTCAATTTAAGCGATTTAAGGAAATAACGCAATGGGACTATAGAAAACTGGGCGTATACGTGCTTTGCAATTTTAATACCACTTTTGAGCAGGATTTAGACCGAGTGTATACGTTGCGAGAGCTGGGATATAACCCGTATGTAATGCTGTACGAAAAAGACAAGCTGCCAGCAAAGCATAGGCTTAAGCTATTGCAACGCTGGGTAAACAACAGAATTATTTTTAGGAGCTGCAAAAGGTTTGAAGAGTACGACGGCAGAAAGTGAGGTATAAGCGTGTATACATTCAAAAACGGAAAAACACAACATATAGGCGCAAATATCCAGAAAAGCATAAAAATTGATAGGGAAACGCAGGAGATTATAGAAACCGTAAAAGGGCGTAGTTTTTCTGATAAGGTGCGCAATATGGCAGAGGAATATTTAAGGTTGAAAACAAAAGTATTACCTTAACACGTACAAAAGTATTACCTATTCAGGAATAAGTAATACTTTTTGCGGCAGAAAAGAGAAGAAAGAGAGGCAATTTATGAGCGAGGTATATATACGCAGCCAGAATAAAGAAAAGCTGTATAGACTGGGCGGTAATTACGCCTGCGTAGAGTATGGAGAGTACGAGGACATAAAGAAAAAGAGAGGCGGCGCAGAGGCAGACAAAAAGCGCCACGTAATTTGCATAAGTGACGGGTGTTTAGAAGAAATTGGAGAGTATGCCACAAAAGAGCGCTGCTTAGAGGTGCTGGACGAGATACAGAAAGCGTGCGTAAGCTATCTGTTTACGGCTGGCGGTCCAGCCGTAATAAGGGGCGGCATGGACGTACAGCCGTTTGCAGCAGTAATACCGAGGCTGTACGAAATGCCAGAGAAGTAGGAGAGGCAGACAGTGACAGTAAAGGAATTTATAGGCACGCTGGAGAGTTCAGACCGCCTGCGCATTATCGAGGGCAAAGCAGAGGTTTACGTAGGGTATCTGGCAGCGTTCAAACCGTTTGCAGACCATGAGATAAGCGAGGAATACCGAAAATACAGCGGGCATGAGGTAAAGAAGTTTAGAGCAGTGCCGGAGATAACGCACAGACGCTGGAAAGAGCTGGGGCTTATGAAACCATTAGAGCCAGACCAGACAGCACAGTATAAGTTTAGTGATTTGCAGATGTCGCTTTACTACACCATTTACATATAAGAAAGGAAAGGGCAGGAAGTATGGCAAAGAAAAAGCCGGATTTTTTACGGGATTTAGATACTGCAATCATGGACGAGCTTACAGGTGGCGGTATCAAGGGAAATGCAGCGGGACTGGTAGGAACGCTTACACAGATTAAGGAAATTAAGCAGCTATGCGGGCTGCCGTTTTGCGGTTATATGGCAAAGCTGGAAACGGTAAGACCAAGCGGCGTGCCGGACGAGGTAACGGTAGTATTTGCAGAGGACGTACCATACAGGGCTTGCAACGGCATAGAATTTGACGTTATGCAGGAATTTGTAGAGGGCAGCAGGCTTTTACTGACAGGTAAGGTGCAGACGCTTAAGGACTTCCAGAGCGGTAGACTGCTGGTATATATTCTGGCAGATTTTGTGGCGGTATCGGAAAAGGCAGTAGAGCAGGACGAGGCAGCAGTAAGAGGCGTTATAGCGAATAAGCCAACATACAGAGAAACACCGAGAGGCAAGCGCATTACTGATATTACGGTAAAGGTAAGAAATGAGCTTACAGGCGGCAGCTGCTTTTTACCGTGCATCTGCTGGCAGGAACAGGCAGACGAGGCGGCGCAGTGGCAGCAGGGCGACACTGTAGAGCTGCTGGGACGGTATCAGAGCCGCCAGTATGAAAAGGTGCTTGATGCAGCCACAGGAGAAAGAGAACAGCGCACAGCTTATGAGGTATCGGTACGGCTGATTAGAAGAAAGGAAGAGGCAGAAAATGAGTGTTGAACATATCGGCAAGGGCTATGTAAAAATCTGCGTGAGTGAGGAAGAGTTAGAGAACAGCATAGCTGGGCTTAGCCAGTTAAAACCTATTTTGCAAACGCAAGTAATGAAAGGGAACGGAAGAAACACAAAGCAGGGGCTTATTGACGCAGCAGAGCTGGGAAAACATTTTGATACAGCGATAGATGCAATGACTATGCTTTTGGCTGGGTTTAAGGGAGAAAGCGAGGCACAGAATGAAGAGTAAAACAATTTTAGGAGCAGACGGCGCAACAAAAATGCGGCAGATTACAGTAGGGATACACGGAAAGGGCGGCGAGGCAGGCATAAAGGCAATACAGCAGCTTGCAGGCATGGTGGACAGCTTAAAGCAGTGCCAGACACCACAGGAAGTATACGACAGATATTTACAGATTACGGGGTACTGTAAATGCTGCGTTGATTGTAATTTTATAGACCAAAAGGGAGCAGACGAGCTGATGTGCTTAGCAGCATATCTGGCAGGAAATGAACAGGCACGGGCAGAGGTACAACAGAAAGCGGGTAAAAAGGCATGAGAAAGGTTTATATATGCAGCCCATACAGGGCGAAAGACGGCGCAGAGCTGGACAGAAACATAGATTATGCGCAGCAGCTGACACGGCAGGCGTTAGAGGCGGGCTTAGCACCCATTACGCCGCATTTATATATGACGCAGTGCATGGACGATAAAAAGCCGGAAGAGCGGGCAAGGGGCATGGCTGCGGGGCTTGCGCTGCTGAAAGGCTGCGATTTTGTTATTGCTGGTGTGAAATACGGCATAACAGAGGGAATGGACAGAGAAATACATACAGCAAATATGCTGGGAATTGCGGTTATAGATGCAAACCAGATTAAACGGCATCTGGAATATGAGGAAAAGCGACAGGAGCGGGTAGCGAGCGACTACGCAAAGCTGCATAAGTGCAAGCATTGTTACGAGTGTAGATTATGTAGCCTTATGGGGTATAAGAACTGCTGTACCGCCAGCGCTTGCACAGCTGCATATAAACGGGCTTATGAGTATGCCTTAAGCCGCATAAGAGAGTGGCAGAAAACATGAAAAATAAAAGCGCCTACGGTGGGGAAACACCATAGGCGCTAAGCTATACAGCTTTGAAATACTATAAAAATTATAAGCTATGTATGGCGCAAAGTCAAGAAATTTAACGGGCAGGCAGCCCGTTTTAACACTTGATAAAAGTATTAACGAACCGACAGAGAGGTAGATATATGCCATACGTAGAGAGGGTAACAAAAGCAGGAAATACGATAGAGATAGAGAGGTACTTTACCAGCAGATACAAAAAGAAAGGTATCAGCAGAGGGGATAAGGTAAAGCCAACAAAAGAAGAGCAGGAGAAAGTAAACACCAGACAGGCAGAGAGAAAGTTAAGGATACTCATAAATGCAAACTATGGCTATGGGGACTACCATTTAGTGCTTGACTATATCCGCAGGAAAGGAGAGCCGGACAGAACGCCGGAGCAGATGCGGCAGGACATAGACGTATTTTTGAGGGAGTGCAGAAAGGAGTACAGAAAAGCAGGGTTAGAGTTCAAATACATACACGTTATGGAGATAGGCAAGAAAGGTGCGAGGCATCACCACCTTGTAGTAAATAAAATTGACACAGAGATTTTACAACGCTGCTGGTATAAGGCATACGAGGGGCATAACAGGGTTAAGGTATTCCCACTGGACGATAGCGGCAACTATGCAGAGCTGGCAAGTTATTTAATCAAGTACACAGGAACGCACAAAAAGGGTACTGACGGAGCATTACAGGGCAAGCGCTGGAATTGCAGCAAGAATTTAGTAAGACCAGAACCAGAGTACCGCATAATTTCAGACCGTGAGTATTTCAAGAAAGAGCCAAAAGCAATAAAGGGCTATTACGTGGACAAGAACAGTGTAAGCATGGGGGTACATAGCCCAGAGTATTACGGCTATGGGTATTTAAGATACACCTTAGTAAAAATAACAGATAGGGGGGGCTGAAATGCAGATAATCAAGGGCATTGCCATTGCAGCAGTGTTGATAATAGCTGGACTGCTGGCGCTGATTGTGGCAGCATATCTGGCGTTTAGAATTGCGGCGGCTATTTTTGAACAGCAGGAGAGCTGGAAAGACAGCGGCAACAGAAAGGGCAGAAAACATGATAGAAAAAATTAAATACTGGTTATTCCAGAAAGGCAAGGACTGTAAGCGCTGCTGCCTGCGGTGCAGATACTACGATATATGCCGCTGGGACGTACTGGGAAATGCAGGACTACAAAGCGAGGAAACAATAACGCTTTTGGCGATAGAGAACAGCAAGCCGCATAAGGACGGGCTACTTTTTAGAATTTGCCAGTATGTAGAATTTAAGCAGAAAGCGAGGCGAGAAAATGAGAAATTTTAGACTGGACGACGAAAGCGGGCATCAAGAGGCATTATTTAGCTGGGCTGCATACAGAACAGGGCTTATGCCGGAACTGCAATATATGTATCATGTGCCAAACGGCGGCAAACGTGATGCAGCAACAGCGGTGGCGCTTAAGAGGCAGGGCGTAAAGGCTGGTGTGCCGGATATTATGCTACCAGCTGCAAGGGCTGGGTATCACGGGCTTTACATAGAGCTTAAGGCGGGCAAGAACACGACGACCAAGAAACAGAAAGAGTGGTTAGAGTATCTACGGCAGCAGGGCTATTATACCGCCGTCTGCTACGGCTGGCAGCCAGCAGCGCAGTTGATAGAGCAGTATTTATTACATTCAGACGAGCTTACAAAAGAACAGGAAACAGTAACCATGCGTTAGAGGCGAACGCAGGAAAGAGAGGCAAAGAATGAAAACAATAAGCATTTTGAATTTAAAGGGTGGCGTAGCCAAGACCTTTACAGCGGCAAACATGGCGTATGAGATTTACAGGAGAGGTTACAGGGTGCTACTGATTGACAATGATAAGCAAGGGAATTTAAGCAAGGCGTATAGCAGATACGACGCAGAGAGCGTAGCACCAGTTACAAGGTTGCTGGCTGGGGACTGGCAGGGGGCAACAGAGCTGATACAGAATACAAATTACGTAGGGCAGCAGTGCTGCATAGATATTGTTACGTCGAATATGTCACTTTTTGGGGCTACGTGGAATTTGACAAAAGAGGACAGCGAGAACCAGACAGAACGCTATAAGAGATTTGCAGACATTATGGGCGGCTTTTATGATTACTGTATCATTGATAACCCGCCGGATATTGGGCTTAATGTCATAAATGCGCTTGCAATCACGGACGAGGTAATAGTACCCGTAAAGGTGGACGAGGACGCTTTAGAGGGGCTGGACATTGTGACAGAGCAGATAGAGGACGCAAAGGCATTTAACCCAGCATTAAAGCTGGCAGGCGTACTGATTACGTCATACCAGAACACAGACGGCGAGGCAGCAGGCGTAGAGTGGCTGGAACAAAAGACAGATTTTAATATTTTGGGTATTATTCGGTATTCCAAGAAAGTAGCAGAAAATACTTTCATGCGTAAGCCGATTTATGAGTATAGCCCATGCTGCGGAGCGGCGCAGGGGTACAAGAAATTTGTAACAGCGTATACAGGGAAAGCGAGGTAGTGGGTATGGATAAAGAAAAACGGTTTTGCCCGTTCAAAAGCAGTATGCTGGTAGACTACAGGAACGGTGCAAGGAATGTGCGTAATTTGTTTGTAAGATGCAGCGGCAGTAAGTGCATGGCATATAAAAACGGCGGTTGCTTAAGACTGGGAACAGAAACAGAGAAGAAAGCGAGGTAGAGAATATGGCAAAGTTTGGTATTAACGATATTTTGAACGCAAAGACAAAAGCAGCGGGGCAGCAGGCACAGACAGAGGGATACAAAGAGATTTATTTAAGCCCTTACGAGGTAAAGGCAGCGCAGGAGAATACGCACCAGAAATTAGAGAACATAGAAGAACTGGCAGACAGCTTTTTACACGTAGGACAGGAACAGCCTACAGTATTGGCGAGAGTAAACGGGGAATACCGTATAATCGACGGACACAGACGTAATGCGGCAAATATTTTGAACTTAGAGCGGGGGCATAAGGAGTATGAGAAAGTGCTTTACCGCTTTATGGATATGAGCGAGGCAATGTATGAGCTGCGCTTATTGGCTGGCAACGGATATACGCAGGAACTTACAGCCTATGAAAAAACCAGATTAGTAGAGCGCACCAAAGCTGCACTTATCAGAGCCAAGGAAGAGGACGGCTTAGAGATACAAGGCAAAATGCGTGATTTAGTGGCGGCTATGATAAACGAAAGCAGCACAAACGTAGCCAGAATGGACGCAATCAACAACAACGCAACGCCGGAGATTAAAGAGCAGCTGAAAGAGGGCAATTTAGGTATCACTGCTGCATACGAGGCAGCAAAGCTGGACGAGGACGAGCAGAAAGAAATAGCGGAAAAAGCAGCAGCAGGCGAAAATGTGAGGGCAAAGGAAATAGCGGAAAAGGTAGCAGAGAAAAAGGCAGGGGACGATTACGAAACACCGCACCCAGAAAGCATAACGTCTTTGTGCTATTCCTGCCAGAAATACAAGGACTGCAACGTAAAAACGGGAACGTGCCAGAAATGCGACCAGTACATAAACAAGGCAGAGGCTGAAAAGACGGACGAACAGCGGTACAGCGAAGAACAGGACGCTATAGACCGCCAGACAAAGAAGAAATTGCAGGAGCGGGCAGACGCAGAAAAAATGGAGCATCTGCCAAGCGAGGGAGACACAGAGCATAAACAGCATGAATTAAAGATAGTGGCATCTGATTACGAGGACGTAATAAGCGGGAAAAAGAGCTTTGAGCTGCGGAAGAATGACAGAGGATACAAACAGGGCGACAGCCTTAAAATGCTGGAATTTAAGGACGGTAAGCACACAGGGCGAACGATTGATGCAGATATTATTTATATGCTGGAAGATTATACAGGGCTTACAGAGGGCTACTGTATTCTGGGTATCAGAGTAACAGACTATACAGGTAAGGTGTCCGAAACGGACACGGAAAGCGGGGCAGAACATGAATAGACGGCAGCGGAAAAAGAAGAAAGCACAGGTATTTACAATTATTCTGGGCTGTACGGCGTTTTGCAAGGCAGAGCAATACGAGAAGATGCGGAAAAGCGTAGAATATCAGTTACGAACAGGCAGCGTGGTTATGCTGCCTGCATACTTGCACGTAGAGGCAATCATAAAACAGCGAGGCGGCAGAAATATTGAGATTAAGCAGGAAAACGGGGTAGTAAATGTTTGAGTATATGGACGGCATAGTAGATGCAGTGGAAGAAATTGGACAGACAGCAGTAGACGTAGCAGTATTTGTGACGATATGCACAGCAAAAGCGGTGTTGATAATAACAGCGCCAGTATGGATATTGCCGTATGTGATATGGAGAAAGGGGCGTAAGCAGTGAAATACAGACAGTGGAAAAAGAACTATAAGAAAAAGCATGGAGTAAACCCGCCGTTAGAGCTGGACAAGCGAAAACAGCGCAGGCTTGCAAGAAAAATGGCAAGACAGATAAATAAAACCTTGCCAACAGCAGCAGAAACATTGGCGGCAGCTATTAACCGCTGGGCGCAGAGTATAAAGCCAGCACTGGCGGCATTATGTGAGAACGTAGCAGCGGCGTTTAGCAATATGGCAGCAGGATTGAGAGAAGAAAGCGAGGCGGTAGAAAATGACTAATATTTTACTGGGAATTATAGCACTGGAATTGCTGGCTATATTTTCAAAGCTGGACAAACTGGAAGAGAGGGGCAGAGAGAATGAATAACGTATCACTTACAGGGCGGCTTACAAGAGAGCCAGAGCTTAGATATGGCGGGCAGGACAATAGCACAGCTATTACCCGCTTTACGCTTGCGGTAGACGACGGGAAAGATACAGATTTTATAAATATTAAGTGTTTCGGACGTACTGCGGAATGGGCGCAGAAATGGTTAAGCAAAGGCAGCAGGGCAGAGGTTACTGGTAAGATTAAAACAGGCAGCTACGAGAGCCAGCGCACGGGCAGTAAGGTATATTACACAGAGGTTGTGGCAAATAGCGTAGGATTTGGAGAGAGTAAAGCAGAGGCAGAGGCGAGAGGGCAGCAGCTGCCGGAGAGTGACGGGTTTATGAATATCCCAGAGGGAGCAGACGAAGAGCTACCGTTTAATTAACAGAAAGCGAGGTACAGAACATGGAGCAGGAAGAAACAAAGACAACAGCGGCGGCAGGGGTAGAAATGCCGCCAGAGGCTGAAAGCTGGGTACAACTGCATGAAAGCGAATTAACAGAGCTGATGCAGAAACAGGCAAAGGCTGCAATAACGGAACTGAAACGGCAGGAAAAGCAGGAGAGGAAGAAAGAGAAATACCACAACACTTTTACGCTTATGAAATGTTACCGTGATATGGCTTTTCATATCGAGAACGCAATAAGCGACGGGCAGCAGTTAGAACTTAAAGGCATGACGGACGAGCAGCAGCGTACATACTTAGAGAGTATCAGACGCACACGCTTTAAGACATTGATAATGACAGCACATATAGACAAAGCGGTAGAAGAGATAGAGCGCCGCAGAGAGGCAGCAGGCAGAGGTGTAGAGTACAAGGCTTTTGAAATGTATTTCATGCAGGGCATGGACTATGCGGAAATTGCAGAGGAACTGGATACAGGAAAGAACACACCGAGGCGCTGGGTTACGGGCATCATAAACGAGCTGTCAGTATTATTGTGGGGGATTGACGAAGAGAGGGTAAAGTAAGTGTTTGAAAAAATAAAAGCATGGATAAAAAGAAAGCGGGAAACAGCGAGAGAACAGCAGGCGGCAGACAGGTTGATAAAGCATATAGAGCAGGCGTTAGGATTTGAGCTTTACGAGTGGCAGAGGTTATATATAATAACTGGGATATGGCAGCCGCCAGAGGGACGGCTACACGGAAGAACGACAGCATATATATTGCGGCTATTATTAGACCAGAGTAAGCCACTGCTGCTATATGAGTTTTCACAGGTGGCAGCGTATGCGGATAACCCATTTATGGGGCGGCAATATCAGCCAGTACCCATGCAGTATGCAGGCTGGTTTAGACACGAGATAAGGAGTATATACGAGCAGCTAAGAGCAGCAGGCGTGCCAGTAAGAGAAATGATAACAGAGCAGCAGCGGGTAATATCGTGGTAAAAACGTGGTGTTTACATGGGAAAACAAAAGAGATACAATGGTAGCATGAAATGAGTAGGCGATAGCTTAAGCCATGTGCGGCAGCAGTTGCCTACTCTTTTTCTATTCATTCTTTAGCCTCCACCCAGCGCATGAAACTTAGGGCGCTGGGGAATGAAGAAAGAGAGGGGACAGTATGAAAGCATGGGCTAAGAGTTTTTATTTATCAGCGGCATGGGAAAAAACCAGAGCCGCTTATTTAATGTCACAAGATTATATTTGTGAACGCTGCGGGCAGCCCGCAAAGATAGTGCATCATAAGCGCTGGCTTAACAGAGAGAACATAAACGACATAAGCGTTACGTTGTGCTGGGATAACTTAGAGGCGTTGTGCCAAGACTGCCACAACAAGGAACACCACAAACAGGAGAGGCATAAGCGGTATCAGTTCGACGAGAACGGCGGCATACTCCCCCCATATCAGAAAAATAATTAAAGGGGGCGAATACCGAGGGGGATACCCTAAAATTACCCTACGGGCGTGCGCACGGGTGGTGTAGGGGGTGTGGTGCGGCGCAGGAATGGAAAGCGGGGTAAAGGAATGGCAACAAAGAAAGAGAAAACCAAAGAACAGAGGATAAAGACCGAAAAGACCAGACTTAAGGGAATTTTCAAGGACTTAGACGAAAACAAAAGAAAATTAGTAACGCCGCTGATAGAAAAGGCTGCATTTATGAGCATTGAGCTGGACGACTTGCAGGCGAAACTTGAAAAAGACGGCTGGACGAGTGAGTACCAGAACGGGCAGAACCAGTGGGGAACAAAGAAAAGCCCAGAGGCAGAAACCTACATAGCGCTTAGCAAGAACTATGCAGCAGTGATTAAGCAGCTTACGGAATTAGTACCAGCTGCGAAACGAAAGACAAGCAGGCTGGCGGCTTTGCGGGAAGAGTAAGCAATATTGCCGCCTTATCGAAATTATATCTATGAGTACCACGCAAAGATTACAAGCGGCGAAATCATAGCGGGAAAATGGATAAAGAAAATATACGAAATCATTATAAACGGGCTGCAAAAGCAGGAGTATTTTTTTAATGCAAAGGCTGCGAATAAGGCTATACGGTTCATAGAGAACTTTTGCCACCACAGCAAAGGACGTAATGATTTAATCAAGTTGGAGCTATGGCAGAAAGCCATAGTTTCTGTTATTTTTGGCATACAGGACGCAGAAAAAATACGTATTTTCCGTGAAATTTTTATTGTAATTGGCAGAAAAAACGGAAAAAGTTTATTTGCATCTGCGATTATTGCATATATGGCGTACTTAGAGCCGGAGTATGGACAAGAAATATACTGCTTAGCGCCGAAATTAGACCAAGCGGCGCTGGTGTATGACGGATTTTATCAAATGGTACAGGCAGAGGACGAGTTAGCGGAGCTGGCAAAGAAACGGCGCAGCGATATTTATATTGCGGAGAGCAACACGGTAATAAAACCGATTGCTTTTAATGCCAAGAAGTCAGACGGATTTAACCCGCAGCTTGTGGTATGTGATGAAATGGCAGCATGGAGCGGGGACGCTGGACTAAAGCAGTATGAGGTTATGAAATCCGCTTTAGGCGCACGTACTCAACCTATGATATTGAGCATAAGCACTGCCGGATATATCAACGACAGTATTTATGATGAACTAATGAAACGTAGCACAAGTTTCTTGAAAGGAAACAGCAAAGAGCGCAGGCTATTACCATTCCTTTACATGATTGATGATGTGGAGAAGTGGAACGACATAGACGAACTGAAAAAGGCTAACCCTAACATGGGCGTATCCGTAAAAGAAAGTTTCTTTATGGACGAGATAGCAGTAGCAGAGGGCAGCTTAAGTAAAAAAGCAGAGTTCCTTACAAAGTATTGCAATATCAAGCAGAACAGCTCTATTGCATGGCTGGAATATCAGACAGTAGAGAACGCCGGAGTAGAAAAGACCTTAGAGGACTTTAGGGACTGCTACGCAGTGGGCGGTATCGACTTAAGCCAGACAACGGACTTAACAGCAGCCAGTGTGGTTATTCAGAAAGACGGTACACTGTATGCGTTTACACAGTTCTTTATGCCACGGGGCAGACTGGAATACTTACAGGCTACGGACGGCGTGCCGTATGACATATTCGTTAAAAAGGGGCTGATAACCTTAAGCGGCGAGAATTACGTAGATTACCACGACGTTTACGGCTGGTTTACTATGCTGCTGGAAGATTACGGCATACGACCGTTGAAAATCGGCTACGACAGATACAGCGCCCAGTACCTTATTACCGATATGGCAAATTATGGTTTTCACATGGACGACGTTTACCAAGGCGAAAACCTTACACCAGTTATACGGGAGTTTGAGGGCATCATAAAAGACGGCGATTTTAAGATTGCCGACAACAATTTACTAAAGACGCATTTCTTAAATGTTGCGCTTAAGCACAACATGGAAACAAGAAAATTTAGACCTATAAAAATCGAGCAGCGGGCGCATATCGACGGCTTTGTATCTGTCATAGATGCAATGACCGTGCGGCAGAAATACTGGGAAGAGTGCGGCGAGCTGCTTAAAAATGCCGCATAGAAAGGAGTGTAAACGGCATGAAATTTTTAGACTATCTTTTTCATGGCAAAGAGTTAAAAGCCATAGGTAATTATTTCAAAATGCTGAACGGATACAGCCCGACGTTTACCAGCTTTAGCGGCGGCGTGTATGAAATGGATTTGACCAGAACGGCTATAAATAATTTTGCCACACATTGCAGCAAGCTAAAGCCGGAGATAGAGGGCAGCGCCCTTAAGTCGCTGGAAAAGACATTGCAGCATAAACCCAACTACTTTATGGATACAACAAAATTTATAAAGCGTCTGGCAACGTATGTAGCGGTGGAACACACCGCTTTTATTATACCTATCGAGGACGAATACGGGCGCTTATGTGGCTGGTATCCGCTGCGGGCTGAACGCTGCGAGGTGGTAGAGAGCGAGGGACAATTATATTTACGGTATCTGTTTGCAAATGGCAGCTATGGAGCTATTGAGTTTGAGCGTGTAGGCATTATGACAGACTTTGAATATAAAGACGACCTTTTCGGAGAGGACAACAGCACGCTTGCACCAACTATGCAGTTGATACATACGCAGAATGAGGGAATTATAAACGCTGTAAAAAATTCGGCAAATATCCGCTTTCTGGCAAAGGTGGCAAATATACTGAAACCAGAGGATATAAAGAAAGAGCGGAAACGCTTTACAGAGGATAACTTAAGCGCCGACAACGATAGCGGCATGATTATTTATGATAACAAGTTTAGTGAGCTGAAACAGGTAGAAAGCAAACCGTATACGCCAAACGCATTGCAGATGCAGCACATACAGGAAAATGTATGCACGCATTTTGGCACAAATATGGATATTCTGCAAAATAAATTTGATGAAAATACGTGGAATGCTTACTACGAGGGGAAAATAGAGCCGTTTGCAATACAGCTATCGCTTGTTATGACAAATATGAGCTTTACAGAGAGAGAAAGAGCCTGCGGCAATGCTATTTTCTTTTCTGCAAACCGCCTGCAATACGCCAGCAACGCCACAAAGTTAAGCGTAAGCACACAGCTTTTTGACCGTGCGCTACTAAACAGAAACGGCGTAATGGATATATGGAACATGGCACACGTTGAGGACGGGGAAAAGTATTATATCCGAAAGGAATATACAGAGGTAAGCGAACTGCACAAAGGAAGCGAGCAGCCAGTTATCATACAGCAAGTACCGCAGCAGACAGAACCAGCAGCGGGAGAAGAGCCGCAGAACGGACAGGAAGAGAAAGAGGGTGTAAATAATGCCAGTTAAGAAAGAGCGGGAATATAGAACGCTGGTAGCGCCTCTGGCTGCGCAGAGTTCCGGCGAAAAGCGCTTACAGTCGGAGTGCTACATAGAGGGATACGCTACTACATTTAATGCGCCATACCTTTTATATGAGTTTGAGGACGGCACAAAGATTTACGAAAGAATAGACGCACACGCATTAGACAGCGCAGACATGAGTGACGTTATCATGCAGTACGACCATGAGGGCAGAGTATTTGCCAGACAGTCAAATAATACGCTGATTTTAGAGCCGGACGTAAAGGGGCTTTTCGTGGCAGCAGACTTAAGCCGGACAGACTTAGCCCGTGGGCTGTATCAAGACATAAGCGCAGGAATGATTACTAAAATGTCATGGGCGTTTACAGTGGCAGAGGAAAGCTACGACAGAGAAACACATACAAGAACAATTTTGAAAATCAAAAAGGTTTATGACGTATCAGCCGTGAGTATTCCGGCAAATAACGATACTGAAATAAGCGCCCGTGCTTTTGCGAGTAGGAGTTATGAGCGGGAGCGGCAGGAGTTGCTTAAGAGGCGGGCAGCAATACTAAAGATTAAGGCGAGCTTATAAAAATCAAAACAAAAAAGGAGAACACAGACTATGAGATTAAAGGAAATTGAGGCAAGATTAGCCGAAATCAAAGAAGAGCTTAACACCAGAGCGGCAGAGCTTACGGACGAGGAAATTACAAAACTGGAAACAGAGGTAACAGACTTACAGGAAGAGCGTACCGCTTTACTGACAGCGGCAGAGAAACGTAAAAAGCTGCTTGAAAGAATTGCAGCAGGAGAGCCAACAGGTGGAGCGGGAGCAGATACCACGCTGCTTAGAAATTTCAAGGGAGCAGGCGGCGCAGGAGCAGGAGAACCAGAGGACAAATACGACACTACGGCATACAGAAAAGCGTTTATGAATTATGTATGCAGAGGCGTTGCTATTCCGGCAGAGTACAGAGCAGCTGAAACCACCACCACAGCAGACAGCGGCGCTGTAATTCCGACAACTATTATGAATGAAATTATCCAGAAACTGGAAAGCTACGGCAGCATTTATGCAAAGGTGCGTAAGATTAACGTACAGGGCGGCGTTTCCATTCCGATTGCAGACTTAAAGCCTACTGCACACTGGATTACAGAGGCAAAGAGCAGCGACGACCAGAAAGCATCTGCTAAAAATTCCGTAACTTTCAATTATTACGGTTTGGAGTGCAAAATTTCCCAGAGCATTTTAGCAAATGTAGTAACATTGAAAATGTTTACTGATTTGTTCGTACCTATGGCAACAGAGGCAATGGTAAAGGCTATTGAAATTGCCATTTTCAACGGTACAGGCGAGGGGCAGCCGCTGGGCGTTCTGAAAGACAACAGGGTAACAGCTGTAATTACTCTGACACCGGAAGAGTACGCAAGCTGGAACGGCTGGCATAAGGTAAAAGGCAAAATGAAAAAGGCGTACAGAAACGGCAGCTTTGTTATGAACCAGTCCACTTTTGATACTGGCATTGACGGTATGGAAGATAAGAACGGGCAGCCTATTGGACGCACAAACTACGGCGTAAACGGAGAGGAAACATACCGTTTCATGGGTAAGAATGTGGAAACTGTAGAGGACGACGTTTTACCGAGCTGGGACGACGCAAACGAGGGCGACGTAATCGCAGTATTTATGAATTTCTCTGATTACGTTATCAATACCAACATGGAAATGCAGGTAGTGAAGTGGACAGACCACGACAACAACAAGATTAAGAATAAGTGCTTAATGGTAGTGGACGGCAAAGTAGCTGACGCTGCGGGCATTATCTTAGTTAAAAAGGGCGTAACAGCAGTGTAAGAAAGCGAGGTAGAGCATGAAAGGATACTTAGACGCAAAAGAGCTGGAAAGCTATAAGAAAGAGGATTTGCAGGAACTGGCAAAGCAGCTGGGCGTAGATGCAGAGGGAACAAAGAAAGAAATTGCTGCACGCTGCGCAGCCGTCGAGGTAGATATACCAGACAACAGCGAGCTTACGGAAGAGGACAAAAAAGTAGCAGCCGAGGCAGCGGCAGAGGCAGCAG